CAGATCATTTTTCTTTTCTCCTTTCAAAACGAAAGCCGTCGTCGTCGACTATCTTGTCCAACATGTAACTTGTGCCCGAAGCCAAACAAGCTAGCAATACACCAGTTACCACACTACGATCAAAAGTAAATAGCGTTGTAAAATCGTTTATCAACCACAAAAAGCCACCGACCCAAAAGCCAGTACACATAGAGCAGGATAATAACTGCCCCCACCAGCCCTCTTTCGGTCGCACTTTATCAAATATTTTACCATAAACTAGGATTTGTGTTAAGCCGTATGAAACCAGGACAAAAGATAATAAATTCACTCGCTCTCCCTAATAAGAGAATAGTTGTACATATACCCGAACGGTCTTACCCTCTGATCCAGGGATCCCTTCTTGGATGAGTGCGGGATCTCTCCAAGCTCTGTTGAATATTCTGCATCCGGATCTTGATAGTGGCCCTGAATGCCTCTGTCGTACTCCCTTCGAATATCGTCGTGAGGGCCCTCTTTCACTATATACTTATATATAGTGTATATCGCAGCTTGAATATTATCTACTCCAGGAATCTTAGATTCTAAAATTTTATATTCCATCGAACCAAAGACGTTGCCGCCCCTGACACTAGATGGATCTATCACTCCGGACTTTGTTAAGAACTTACCTAACCTATCTTGAGCTTCGTAAACACCATCATGCTCCGTTGCTTTGGAGAATGCCATTATTTTGTTCTTGTCGGGCATTATCACTATGTCTAGATCTTCGTGTTCGTAAATCATAATGCTACCATCTAGGGCGCGGCGGGCGTCCAGCTCTATACTTATTGGCGGTCGTGTGTCTATTCCAACTTTGATTTTTGTATCGACATCGACACCAATACCAGGGGCCAAACTAGAAGGTTTGACATCTAATCCAAGTTTCGGAGAAGGTTTTATATCTACTCCGAACTTTTCAGGCACATCAACACCTATAGTTTGTTCTAGTATCGCTATAGTATTGCGATTTATTTCAAGCTTCATTAGATATTATCTCTGCAGTTAACTTTTGTATCTTTAACACATCCTCAATCATCTCATCGTTTATCTCTATTTCAGAAAAAGAGTTTAGGAGATCTCCAATTTTTTGACTGTTTTCAAGCAAAGCACTATCGGATTTTACTTCTTCCACTTTTGCAGCCTCGTTTAGTGCAGTCTTCAGTCTGGAAATCTCTTCATTTAAATACACTCTAAACTCAAGTCCTCCGTCGACAAAAGAGGAAATATACTTATTCAACAACTCTCTTTGTTCTGACAATAAAAATTCAGAATATTTCTCATTAAATTTTCTTACAAACGTCTCATAAACGAGGTCATCTATCTCTGGTAAATCCTCTTGCGTGGTAGCAGATGCGGTCATCTCGCTTACCATTCTATTCTCTAGGAGCACCCTATCTTTCGCCGTTATATCGGCATTAAATATCGAATGTACGGAGGCTATGTTTTTATAGTTGGGTACAAAATTTCTAAATACACTTGGAGATACAGACTTGTTTATCTGGTTAATTAGATCGCTTTGCGTTTTGAAAATCTCTCTTTTGTCAAAAGTATCATACTGTATCCTACTTTCAAAGAGCACTCTTTCCGCAGTTTTCTTATCCATACCCCTTGTTTCATACAGAGAGCGATACAAGTCCAGTTCTCTGCGTAAGACGGAGTCATTATTGAAAAAAGTCTTCATGATTGGCACAATCTTGTTTACCTTAGCCTTGTTGTTCTTCACAATACTTTTTGTAAGCTCTCTAACTAGAGCCTCATATACAAACGCTGTGTTTCTTTTCTTGTTGTGCTTAAGCCTCATCTTTATCCCTCTTGTTAAGACCTTCAATAAGGTCTTCAATTTCTTTTCCTAGTGAAAGTATTTTATCCTCTTCTGTTCTAGAGTAACTAGTTCTTAGTGACTCGGAAAGACCAAGGTTTCTAAGTGCCAATATTTGACTCGCGCCTGGGAGTACGTTTCTAAAGGTTGCTGTTGCCTTCTCGTTACTCCAGGCGCCCTTATATGATTTAGCTCTGCCTGCAGATTGCCTCTTATCAAAAGGGACTGGTCTGTATTTCTTTGTTCCGTGCGGGCCTGCATGAACACGAGTCTTTTTGTCATCTCTCTTTCCTGGTTCCGCAAGGAGATCTCCAGCTTCCTCAGGCTCTGCTGCTGGTTCAGCCTCGTCGCCTGGCTCTTCCGGAGGAGCTTCAGCCATGGCGTCACCCATTCCGCCGGCGTCTTCGCCGCCAAGGGCGTCTCCACCCATGCCGCCGCCGAATTCACCGCCTTCGTCCCCGCCTCCGAGTTCGTCAAAACCTCCTGCATCACCTCCGCCCATATCAGCGTCGCCGCCGCCAGTTGCAGCTGCCTGTTCGGCTTCAGCTGCCGTTTCGAGCGAAGCTTCAAACTTTCGATCGTAATATAATTCTCTCTGCATTTTAAGTATCTCTTCATCAGTCATGCCGAACATATGCTTTGATACCCATCTTTTGCTAAAATATCCTTCAGTTGCTGCTCCGGCCGCTTCAAATTTTGCCTTCCAGTGTTCAAGTTCTTGCAATTCAGCTAATTTAGATGGATTGCTTAAATTCAACTTGAAACTGACAAGGTCTTCGTCTCTATACCCCAATACATACAAGTGAACAATTCCTATTTTTTCCAACTCAGTAACAACTGACCTTTGCAATCTCTGAATCGTTCTTGCAAATCTAATATCTTTTTGCGCAAGTGTTGCGTCGCCTTCTCCACCTTCTTCGCCGCGAGACAGATATGATTGTGGTATCTTTAAGGCAGAAAACAACTTATCTCTTAAATACTTTACATCATCGATGTCACCCGTATAGGCACCTCCTGCCAGGGTCGTTATCTCGGTTTGACTCTGACCACGTACAGGGATGAAATAATCTTCGTCAACTGATAGAGGATTGTACCTCAGATCTACGCGACCAGTATCTGGGTCGACCACTTGATGTCTTTTCATTTGGGTCATGACCTTTTGAATGTATTGCTCTACATCCTGTGGTGGGATATTGCCAACATCTATTTTAAATACGCGTCGTTCAGGAGATCTAACTATACGGTACGCCATCATGGCATCCTCAAGCAAAGTTAATTGGCGCCATATGCGGCGGGCAGGCTCCAAAATTGATGTCCCATAAGGTGCATATTTGTCATTTCCTAAAATTCTAAAATGTGCTATTTGCCAATTCTCAAACGTAAGTCCGCCAGAATTCCACTGATACTGAATATAGTTTGGATTTGTCTTGTCTTCACCCTCTAGCCTTTCAACCTCTGCAGCTGGCAGGCCTATTATATTTTGTACTCCTCGGGATTCGTCAATATCCAAGTACAAAAACATGTCTCCATACTTTGCCATGGTTCTGCACCAGCCAAATAAATTAAATTCCACATTTAGTATTTGAAAATATAGTGACTCCAGTATGGCTTTTATTTCCTCATTTTGACATTCTATTGTCATCAGAGGCTGTATTCTACTGTGTGTGGTCATTTCGTCTGCGTAAATATCTAGACTCGATGCAATCTCAGGAGTGTACTCCATTTGATCAAAATCTACGTATCTCTCTAGGCGCTGTTGGGCCGCCATAACATTCGCTTGAATATTAGAAAATGGGTCATATGCCATTTTCTTAAAGTTGCGACCAGAAGCAGACTTAAACCTGCTCGCGAACTGATCTATATCTATTCTTCGTAGTCTGCGCCCTTGTTGTGTCCGATAGTTTACTAGCGGACCAGACAAAAGCCTAGTCAACCTCTTGAAAAGTAAGTTTTCTGAATCTCTTGTGTTGGAATTGTTCTTTTCTTTATCAGCCATTTTTATATTTTACTCAGTCAAACAGCCACGGGTATTTGTTTAAAGTGCTGTTATGTTCTTTCATTCTATCATTAAATGAGTTTTTTTTATAACCTTTCATGCCTGGAATTGTTGTGTTAAGTTCAGTTTTGTTGTTGGTCATATTACTCAAAAACACCCTATTGTATTCCATTTGCCTCTTATTTTCTATCAAGGCTGTATCTCTCACCCAGCAAGCGATGGCGCAGGCCATAATCAAGTCATCATTATAAGATCTCATGGCCTCTGGTCGACCATTGTGCCATACAAAAGTCTTCATCTCTTCGAGTAGTCGACTAGATTGCACTTTAATTAGTTTGTTTCTTACGAATTCTTCCATCTTAGCTATAATCAGTGGCCTTGTTTTTCCT